TATATCTTGAGTAGCACCACTTATTACATCGCCATCTGAGTTTGTTCCAAAGGTGCCAGCATCGTAACCCCCAGAAGCATTTGGTTCACTTCCTGGTGGGGCATTTCCTCTACCTACTGCCTCGGCATGTTGTAAGGCCATTACAGGTGACACTCCTCGTATACTAGTAGCTTTATCTGCTGCTTTTTGACCATGAACTGACGCGATTGATACATTAGCTTCTGTAAGCGAGTTACTTATACTTCTATCATAAGCCTCTACAAGATCATTAAAAGCCTGTTTGTCTTCTAGAGCAGTACTACTTCTCATAGCAGCCACACCTTTTGCGTAGTCACTATCCGATTTCACTCCAAAACCAAAAGGCGGAAGACCCAGTGCGCCAGAAATTATAGAAGATCCAGTCGGCGTCATCAGCGCACTACTAGCACCCGTTGCAAATTGAAATCCCTTATCCATGATCTGACCTGCGGTAGTTCCTAAAAAATCACCATAATCAGCTATTTCATTAGGAGACATTTGATCAAAACCTTTATCACCTTTATCAGGCCCACCAGCAACACCACTTTCAGGTCTTTGACTGTCTACTTTAGATGAGTCTACTCTAGCTGATGTATCTTGTAGTTGCGTAGGTTTACTTCTATTAGCAGGAGTATCTGGTATAAAACCCTCCTCTACTGGAGACACAGGATCTAAGGTACCTGTTAAGTTATTTCTAGCTACAAGAACACTACGTATTTCCTGCGTTTCTGGATTAAAGTATTGTCGTAGATTTGATCCTAGTAACTGATCTCCTCTTCCTGTATTAGAATAGGTTGGTGCATCTGAAGGTCCGTATGTAGGCACTAATGTACCTGTATTAGCACGTATAGGCATACCACCACGATACATATCCTGTTTAGGGTCTGCTTCACCCATACCACCACCACCTTCAGGCATAGGTCCAGCTACGATCATTAAATCAGATGGCTCAAAGGGAACATCATCACCTAAAGTAGCTTCATCAGAATTACCCATCTGCCCCATTTCTTCCATACGCTGTAGTCCTGCTTTAGCTTTATCACGCATTTTCATAAGTGAGCTAAGACCTATAAACCTTACTACATCAGCAGGAAATACAAATTCTCCTTCACTTAGCTTTGCATCTATATCGTCACGTACTTCTTCTTTCAGTGAGCCAGAAGGTACATCATTTCCAGATACAGGATCTATTGTACCACCCTGATCTTTTAGTCCACCTGTTTCAAACATTTCCATTTGTCTATGCATTCTAACTTCTCCACCTTTGTTAAACTTCCATGATCCACCTAGACCTATAGCATAATCATCTTCTGATCCACCTCTTCCAGGTCTATATGTACCTTTTAATCCAATCTGTCCTGAATCACCAAAACTTTTACCTATACCTGCACCTACTTCATCTATACCTATATCACTATATCTAAATTCGTCACCAACCTCTCCAGCAGCAGCACTCGCAGCTAAGTTTACATCCATAAAAAATCCTTTACCTATGTCAATAACAGAACCTGCTTCTAAAAGAGCATTAGCTGTTTTTATATCTACATTTTTTATACCTTCCTTAGTCATTATTTTTCTAGGTGATATACTACCTTCAATATTAGCACTACCTCTTACACTAGATTTACCCCTAAACTTAGAAACTCTAGGTACCTTACGTGTCTGATCCATTAACATATTCCCTTAGTTGTTTAAGTCTCTGGTATGAAGCTATTGCCCCCTGTGATCTGTGCATTGTAACAATGTCTACAGCCTGTTCTAGTGCTTTTCTTTCTCGTTCAATCAGTATGTCCATATAACTACTGAAGTGTTGCCATTGGCGGTTGTTGCTGACCAGTGGCTTGAGCTTCTGGAGTAGCTCCCTGTCCTGGCCCACTAAAGCCTTGTTCTCCTGGTGTCGGTGCTTGTCCTGTTCCAATTGTTCCTCCTCCTGCTCCTGATGTGTCCATTGGATTAGTTCCTGCTGGAAGTGGTGGTCCACCTGCTCCCTGTGCTTGAGGTGGTTGTTCAGGTTGTAAGCCCTTCATAATCTCTGCCTGTATCGCTGCCTCATCCATATTATTCGTAACCTTATCTGGATCAAGATCAAGAGACTTAGCAATCTCACGAATAATATAATTAAACTTAGCAAACGGTGCAAGTGCTGGATTAGATGTAACACCTAAAAATTGCATCAGTCTTTGGCTACGTACTTCATTAGCCATCAGACTTTCTGTTCCACGTGCAACTACTTCAAGATCTCCTTTAATCGCTGGATCAAAGTCAAACTGCATATTAAATTGAAATAGTCCTTCTCCTAATGGTTTTAGTAGATAGTCATCTACATTCTTAATGACTGTTTTAATACCACCTGCTGCTGCACCCATTAACATAGATATACCTGATGCAGTTCTACCTACACCAGCTATGCCTGTCTGTCCGTGTGCAAAAGATGGAAAGCCAGTACTTTCATCTGAAAGCTGTCTAGCCTTATCAAACATCATCATGTTTTCACTGGAAACATTTGGATACTTTGTGCCGAACAATGCCTGTCCTGGAGCACCACCCTGTCTCCTGAATACTTTTCCTGGATATACTGTCAAATCCTGTCCTGGAACTAGGTTAGTTTCATCTACTTCTATAAGCAAGTTACCTGACAGAACAGCATTATCTACAGCCATACGCATAAAACCATTCATCAGAGTTTGAGTATCGTCCATGTTTTCCGCAATGCCTACACCAAAGAAACTATATGGATTAAGTTCATAAGGTGCTGCAACGTATGGTATACGTGCTGGTTTAAAAGGATTAAGAACTACACGTATGAGTCTACCATTACATACCCATATGTTCGCTTGTAACTCATCCAGTTCTTTTAATTCTTTTGGTATGTCTATTTCCTGTTCTTCCAATAGATCTACATCTACTGTTCCCCAATACTCTAAAACTTCAAATCTTTCTATGTCATGTTGAGGTGCATAGTCAGATAAGTCATCTTCCCAATAAAGTTTAGTGTAGTTTTCTCCCTGTACAATTACCTCTTCAATTACAGAGTCTCTAAAGTATGGACGCTTTTTAAGACCACGTAGTTGTGACCTTGACATCTTATGTCGTTCTATTACATATTGTGCTTCATCCATATTGTTTGCGTCTGGATCAGGATAAAAATTCCACACAGATACATGCGATACCTGTGGTACTGTTTTAAACATAGGGTCATATTCACCGTCATCATTCCAGTTAGGATATTCTTTGTCAATAGCAAATGGCCCTTTCATAACGCCAGTGCCAAAAAGGGCCATCTCAAATGATGTGCTTCTTAAATGTTTATTTGCTCCTGCTTCTTCTAGCTGATCGTGTATCTTTTTCTGCATTCGTTTTGCTGCAACCAGTGCAGGACTAACTGTAATTGCTGAACCTGTTTGACCAACACCTTCTCTAACACCTTCTATATCTCCTAATTTATTCTGGTATTCACCTAGTCTTTCTTGTAGTGATGTTTGTGTAGCTCCTGGTTCTAGCTCTTTACCGTCACCTGCAAATCCATATGGGCTATCTACTATGTCACTTACTTCAGGAGTTTCTTTAGGATCAAAGTGTACATCCCCTGCTACACCATCTGGTAGTTGTGTTGGGTCTATGCTTAGTGGAAATTTATGATTGGCAAATAAAACATCTACAATTTGACCGTATGCTGCCAATGTTTTTGTTTTAGTTATTTTTATAAATACTCTAGATCTTTCTGATTCAGTGAATTGTACATCAGCACCGTACAGTCCCCTATAATTACGATAGGCTTTGATCCAGCGTTCTTCATCTTGATACCTATAGTCTTCTGCTCTTTTATATCTATCTATAATATAAGGTACTATATTAGACATACCCTCATCCATAGGGTCTTCTGAGTCTTCAAGATGTATTGCGTCCTGTTCTAAAGTAAAATCATCTGCCATTATATATCTTCCTTAATATCCAAATACTGCATCGGCTACTTGCATCTGACTAGGTGGCCTTTTACTAGGATCATAATCGAATAGATTAAACCTTGGTCTTGACATTATACCATACCTTAATGCGTCATACAAGTGATCTTCTGCATGTGTGTCTATATCTTCAGGGTTACGTTTGTCAATAGGTAATGCTGGTAATTGTGATATTGTATTCGTACACCCTGAAAAAAATACTAGCCTTGGTTCTTCTGTGTCTTCATCTACCTGTAGTCTTCTATGTATTTCGTTCTTACCTGACACTCTACTACCTTTACTTCTATCTGATGGCCTCCATCTGCATCCCTTATTTATCATCTGTTCTGCAAGTGATGGTCCTGTGTCACCTCTTTTATGCCAAACAGAACTATCCAGTACTCCATATTTTATATTACCATCTTCACTTTCTAAATCTAATACCATGTCTGCCAGATCTGTTGCAAGTACCTTAGATACATACAGTTCCCTGTACACTATCAGTTGTTCATTTGGTGCAACAGCAAACCATAATACACCACTGTAAGATCCATATCCATAGTCACATGCTCTAAACTTAACCCAGTTATTAGGTATTTCAAATGGTTCAATTACATGTATGTGCCTATTAAACTCTGTAAACGCTGCGCCTTCTTTAATGTCCCAATCGCCTTCCAGCAATTGTCTACGTTGATGTTCAGGTAATGATAAAAGCATTGCTTCGTAATCACCTGTCTCTGCCAGATACGGATTGTCAGCTAGTCTTGCAGGTATAAACTTTCTTTTAAATAATGATCTACCTGCTTTTTGATGACCTGCTGGATACTTTAATACTTCTCCTGTTTCTATGTCTGTAGCAGAAAAGCTACTGTTATACGGTGCAGGATCTATAAACATTTTCTTAACCCACTGATGTCCTGGTCCACCTGGGTTTGTAGTTGCTCTCATGTACACGCCTAAGTCTGGTGCAGTAGACCGTAGACGAGATCGCATGTAGTTCCATGCATAAGGTGTTGACCATTGTGTTAACTCGTCAAAACCTATCCAGCTAAAAGCCAGACCCTGATAGCGCATAACATCGTCATCTCTATCCAAATATGACATCCATAGTCTTGCGCCAGATGGTGCAGTCCACTGCATCTTTCTTTCTGACCATTTAATTCCTGGCCAGATCTTAGGGTACAACTCTTGCGACTTAGTTATGAGTTCTCTTAATTCCTCCGTTGTATGTCGCAACAATAATCCACTAAATGCTGGATGACCCAAATATCTTAGCGGGTCTGCTAACATTGCATAACTCTTACCACCACCTGCACTACCACCATATAGTACTTCTCTTTCTGGTGCAGCTAGAAACTCTGTCTGTGGCCCTGCATTAGGTTTAAATAAAACATTCTGTTCATGTTCTATTGTAGCAGTGTCATATTCTACTTTCGCTGGTGATAACTCTTTTGGCTCCAACTCTACTGTTTTCAATTTCTTCGGCTTTCTTGATCGCCTTTTCCGCATACTCTGCCCATTTGCGGAGGCTTCTAGCCGAGTCCTTACGCTGTCGCTCATGCTTTACTCTTTTCTGTAGTCCAAGATGTGATATATACCTTCCTGTGTTTTTGCTTAACCATGCTGCTACTTCACGTAACGAATATTGTCTAAGATACTTTTTAGCTTTTTCCAGATAGTCCAATTGTTCAGGTATTGGTAAAAGCAGGTCTTCGTCTTCAGGGGCAATTTCGTACCCGAACGGCACTGTTCTAGCAATACGTGGTACAGGTAGCCACTCATTTTCTTCCTTTACATCTGTTGGTTGAGGTAACTTCCATTTGCCTAAACTCCTATTCATCATCTTCAACTTGTGCTTTAGGTGGCATTAACATTACACCACCGCTTGCTTCTACCTGTATCTTCTCAGTTTTAATTAAACCTGTGCGATCCAGTAGTTCCTTTGCTGCTGACATCTTGTCCCTTATACCTAATTCTGTTGGGTCTATAAGTGCACCAGCCATAGCTACAGCAGCTTTAGGAGCATTACGTGCCATATACTGCTGTGTTGCTTCTAGTATCTCTTCCTTCAAACTTTTTACTATTGTTGTAGTAGATGAACCTTCAGCATAACCAGCTAATCTTTTAGCTACAGCTACATCACCATCTGCTTCATCAAAAAGTACATCAAGGAATTTTACCTGATTTTCTGTATACTGTCTAGTCATTTAATTTTTGGTCCTTTATTTTTAGGTAGCCCTGTTTTAGATGCACGTTTAGGCTTTTCATTTTGTCTAACTTTTTTTATTCCTTCTGATGGTGTTTGTTTACGCTTTCCTAG